CAAGTGTAAGATTGTAAGACTAGACCACAAAGATGCAAATGAATATCATAAGCTAGGTAAGTCCAAAGACTTTGTGCAAGACTGGTGGAGTGCAGAATCATATACACCGGCAGGTATATTAAACTTATCTAGACTAGGAGAATCATTATATGATGAGAAGGATTGTGAGACTATACCTTATCCTTGGAGTGTTATGAATGAAAAAACATATGGTATGAGAACAGGAGAATTAGTAACCTTTACATCTGGGGCAGGTATGGGTAAGTCTTCTATCATGCGTGAGTTAATGCATCACATACTTAGAAACTCTAATGATAACATAGGTATACTAGCACTAGAAGAGAGTACAAAGAACACTGCATTTAATATTATGTCAGTAGAAGCAAATCAAAGATTGTATATCAAAGAGATAAGAAATAAATTCTCAAGAGAACAATTAAATAAATGGCAAGAAGATACAGTAGGTTCTGGTAGGTTTTTTGCCTTTGACCATTTTGGTTCTATAGGTAATGATGAGATACTATCTAGAATTAGATACATGGCAAAGTCTTTAGATTGTAAGTGGATATTCTTAGACCATCTATCTATCTTAGTTAGTGGTCAAGATGATGGAGATGAGAGAAAATCTATTGATGTATTGATGACTAAGTTACGTTCACTAGTAGAAGAAACTAATGTAGGTCTTCTCTTAGTATCACATCTGCGTAGACCTTCAGGAGATTTAGGCCATGAGAATGGTAAGGAAGTAACTCTATCACATCTAAGAGGTAGTGCTTCTATTGCACATCTATCTGATAGTGTGATAGCATTAGAAAGAAATCAACAGGCAGAAGATGATGTGCTTGCTTGTACAACAACGATTCGTATTCTAAAGAATAGATATACAGGAGAGACCGGTGTATGTTCTTACTTGCATTATGATAAAAACTCTGGTAGAATGTCACAAATAGACAATCCTTTTGAAAATGATTTAGAAGGAACAACAGGAGTACAATTATGAAATGTTATAATTGTCAAACAGAATTAATATGGGGTGGTGACCACGACTCTGAAGATGATGAGGAACATGCTATTGTTAGTAACTTATCTTGTCCTCAATGTGGTGCTTTTCATTTAGTTTATTGGGGTCATAAAGGAGAAGAAGAAGATAAACAACTTTGGATAAAAGGTTATAAAGAGTGGTTAGATAACAAAAAAGAAATGCCAGAAATGTGGGAGCATTATTGTGATACAGAAAAAAGTATGATGGAAGTAGGTAAAGGTGAGCCTTGTAATTGGTGTGGAAAGGAGGAGAAAGATTGTGAAAGTTGTTCTTGATATAGAAACAGATGGTTTTAATCCTAGTAAGATACATTGTATTGTAGCAAAGAATATAGATACTAATTTAGTTACTATATTTGACCCAGATACTTTATATAGCTTTAATAGTTGGGCTAATACAGTTGATAAATTTATTATGCATAATGGTTTATCTTTTGATGCACCAGTTCTTAATAGATTGTTAGGTACAGGAATAACACCAAATAAAATAATAGATACATTAATTTTGTCACAGTTATTTAATCCTATCAGAGAAAAAGGACATAGTCTTAGAGCATGGGGAGAAAAACTAAGCATGCTTAAAGGTGGAGAAGATGTAAACTTTTCTAAGTATGATTTTAATATGTTAAAGTATTGCAAACAAGATGTAGAAATAACTCATGCTGTTTATAAAGAATTAATTAAAGAGAGCACTGGGTTTTCACAGGAGTGTTCAGACCTTGAACATAATATAAGATTAATACTAGACCAACAAGAGAAGAATGGTTTTGCTTTTGATATGATGAAGGCACAACAGTTATTAGCAATATTAAAAGAAGACATCTATGATTTAGAACAATGGTCACTGGAAGAGTTTGACCCTACTGTTATAGAGATGAAGACGAAGACAAAAGAAATTCCTTTTAACATTGGCTCTCGTCAGCAGATAGCAGACAGGCTAATGAAGAAAGGTTGGAAGCCTAAACAGTTTACAGATAAAAAGAATATTATTATTAATGAAGCTGTTTTAAAAACAATTAAAGAGCCAGAGTTAAAACTTACTGCAGAAAGATTCTCAAAGTATTTTTTACTACAGAAGAGAGCAGTAATGGTTGAGTCTTGGATTGATGCTTGCGATAATAATAACAGGGTACATGGTAAGGTAATGACACTACGTACTATTACAGGTCGCATGGCACATAACTCACCTAACATGGCACAAGTACCGGCTGTATACTCACCATATGGTAAGGACTGCAGAGGGTTATGGACTATATCAGACCCTATGAAATATAAATTAGTAGGTACTGATGCTAGTGGTTTAGAGTTACGTTGTCTTGCTCACTATCTTAATGATACAACTTATACTGATGAGATATTGAATGGAGATATACATACAAAGAACATGGAGCTAGCAGGCTTAGCAAATAGAGACCAGGCAAAGACATTTATATATGCCTTTCTTTATGGTGCTGGTTCAGAGAAAATAGGTAAGATAGTAGGAGCTGGAAAAGAGAAAGGAGATATTTTAATAAAAAGATTTCTATCTAACTTACCCTCATTAAAAAGACTAAGAGAACAAGTAGAAAAAGTAAGTAGAAGAGGTAAGATAAAAGCTATTGATGGAAGATACTTAAAAGTTAGAAGTCCACACTCAGCATTAAATACTCTTCTGCAAGGAGCAGGTGCTATTGTTTGTAAGCAGTGGTTGTTACATATTATAACAAGAGTATATAATAAAAAACTTGATGCAAAATTAGTAGCTTCTGTTCATGATGAGTATCAATTTGAAGTGGCTAACAAAGATGTAAATGAATTTTGTAGTATCACTAAGATTGCTATGAAAGAAACTGAGAAGACATTGAAGTTAAGATGTCCTTTAGATAATGATTACAAGGTAGGAGTAACATGGGCAGAAACACATTAGAACCAAAGACAGAAGATAGAAAGAAGTTTGATTTAGATTTACAGTATGGTCAAGTAAAAGAAAAGATTGTTGCTGACATGCTACAAGATAAGAAGATAGAAGTAAAATCTGAAAGAGGTATGTGGTTAAGGACAGGTAACATTGCGATTGAATATGAAAGCTATGGTAAACCTAGTGGTATTAACGCAACCAAAGCAGACTACTGGTTTCATAATCTATGTGTGGGAGACCAAGTATATGGCACACTAGTATTTGAAACTAAGATGTTAAAGAGAATTGTTAATACATCTATCAATGAGAATCAAGTTAGAAGTGTATCTGGTGGAGACCATAATGCAAGTAAGATGTATCTAATGAATATACAGAAACTTTTTTCTCAAAATATAATAAATAAAAGTGTTGACAATGCATAGTAAAATATGCTATAATATAATTTTATCAATCAAAAGGAGTACACATGAGTGTAATTAGTGGAACAGCTTATTGGGCTAGCTTACAAAGTCCAAACACAAAGTTCGAACCTAGCTGGCAAATTGAAGTATGTAATTTAGATGCTGAAAATAAAGCTATAGCAGAAAAAGATAATCTTACTATTAAGTATGATGATGTTAAAGGTGATTATGTTTCTATCAAAAGAAAAGTTAAAAGAAAAGATGGTAATAATAATCAACCTCCTATAGTTGTTGATGCTCAAAAAAGACCTATGTTAGATTTAATAGCTAATGGTTCTAAAGTTAATGTACTATACAGTACGTTTGAGTGGAAGTATGCCGGTAAACAAGGAGTGTCTGCAGACCTAAAGAAAGTTCAGGTTGTAGAATTAATTCCTTACGAAGAGAAAGAAGACTTTGATGAAATACCTGATGGTTATACATCTGCAGATGAAGCAGGTGCAGAAAAAATTCCTTTTGCCTCTTAACTAAAGGATAGTGGGAGACTGTTTGGCTGAGCAGTCTCTCACATTTTATATATGAAAAAAATAGATACAATAGTAGAAGATATATATGGTTTGTTTGAGAAGAAGAACGAACATCTTACTGAGAAAGAAGTAGATAAATGTATAGATGATTTTGCTAGCTCGGTTAAAGTGCATGTAAAAGATTTCTTAAAACAGATGCCTCAAGATAAACCTAGGTTAAGATTATCAACTATAGGTAGACCAGACAGGCAACTGTGGTATGATTTTAAACAGCCTCGAACCGAGTCTTTCCCACCTAGTACCAGGATTAAGTTTCTCTATGGTTATATCTTAGAAGAACTATTAATTATGCTTGCCTCTATCTCTGGACATAAGGTAACTCAACAACAGAAGCAAGTAGAAGTCGAAGGAGTTAAAGGACATCAAGATTGTTTTATAGATGACGTATTAGTAGATTGTAAGAGTGCCTCTGGTAGAGGATATAATAAATTTAAATATAATAACTTATCAAGTGATGACCCCTTTGGATACATTCCTCAGATATCTGCATACGCAGAAGGTAATGGAGTAAATGAAGCTGGCTTTCTAGTTATTAATAAATCTACAGGAGAACTATGTTATACAAAAGTACATTCATTGGAGATGATAAATGCTAAAGACAGAGTTAAGAAAATTAAAGAAGTGGTTAAGTCTGATACTATACCGGACAAATGCTACTCTGCTGTTGCTGATGGCAAGTCTGGGAATTATAAGCTTGCTACTGGTTGTATTTATTGTAGTCATAAGCATACTTGTTGGAGTGATGCTAATAGTGGTGAAGGACTTCGTGCTTTTAATTATTCAACTGGTAAAAGATATCTCACACATGTTGAGAAAGCACCTAACGTAGAGGAAGTACATGATAAATAGTCATTGGACTTGTTATGGCACAGAAAAATCTTTTGTGCCTAACGAGGATAAGTTTGGTTTTGTTTATATTATAACAAATACTAAGAATGGTAAGGCCTATGTAGGATGTAAACAATATTACATAGGTAAATCTAAGAAGGAATCTAGATGGCAGACTTATACAGGTTCTTCTAAATATTTAAATGAAGATATTAAAAAGATAGGTAAAAAATATTTTACATTTGAAGTAATAGCAGAGTAT